CTAGCACAGTACGAGAAAAACAAAAACGCCACAAGTGGCAATTCTAACAAAATGTCCTCAGAGGACAGAATGAAGCGTTATTTCACTACCGTATTACCTAAGGGTTCTAAGGGAGAAGAAAGACGTATTCGTATTTTACCTACAAAAGATGGTGGTTCACCATTTGTAGAGGTTTACTTCCACGAAGTTCAGGTGGATGGAAAGTGGGTTAAATTATATGACCCTAAACAAGAAGGAAAACGTTCCCCATTAAATGAGGTTCATGACAGTTTAATGCAAACAGGAGTAGAGTCTGACCGTGAATTAGCACGTAACTACCGCTCTCGTAAGTTTTATATCGTTAAGGTTATTGACCGCGACCATGAAAACGATGGAGTTAAGTTTTGGAGATTTAAACATAATCACAAAGGTGATGGTGTTATTGATAAAATCTTCCCAATCTTCCGCAACAAAGGTGACGTTACAAGTCCTGAAAATGGACGTGACTTAATCCTATCTTTAACTTTAACAAAAGCGGGAACAGGTAAAGAATACACAGTTATTAATTCAGTATTGAATGACGATTCAAGTGTATTACATTCTGATAGTGACGTTGCTAAAGCGTGGTTAGATGATGAGACAGTTTGGTCTGATGTTTATTCTAAGAAAGGTGAAGATTATCTTGAAATGGTTGCAAATGGAGAAGCTCCACGTTGGGACACAAACCAAAACAAATGGGTTTCAAGTAACAACACAACTGGTGAAGAAACAATCGGAAATGTAAAATCATCTACACCTGTGGTTGACCCACAAGCGGATGAGGATACAGATAGTGAATTACCATTCTAATTAATTTAAGATGTTCCCGACACCAATGTCGGGAACATCATTTTAAAAAACAACAACATGGCAGGTATAAAAAAAACAGACTTCTCTGCAATTAAGAAGAAATTCTCTAAAGAGGCTGAATATAAAGCAGACCGTTTCTTTGATTTGGGTGATGCTTTCTTAGATGCAACGGGTATACCCGGTCCTGCAATGGGACACATCAATATGTTATTAGGACATAGTGATACGGGTAAAACAACTGCACTTGTGAAGTCAGCGGTAGATGCACAAAAGAAAAACATTGTTCCTGTGTTTATTATAACAGAACAAAAATGGAGTTGGGACCACGCTGAATTGATGGGTTTCGATAGAAATGGAGATTATCTTTTTAATAGTGACTTTGAATATATTGAACAAATTACAGAATATATCAATGAATTATTAGACGCACAAGAGAAAGGAGATTTACCTCACGATTTATTAATCCTTTGGGATTCAGTAGGTTCAGTTCCTTGTAAAATGACTTACGATGGTAAAGGTGGTAAACAACACAATGCGTCGGTATTAGCTGACAAAATTGGAATGGGTATCAACCAACGTATTTCAGGTTCAAGAAGAACAGATAAACCTTATACGAACACATTAATCATAGTTAACCAACCTTGGGTAGAATTACCTGATAATCCTTTCGGACAACCTAAGATTAAAGCAAAAGGTGGAGAGGCGATTTGGTTAAACTCAAGTATTGTATTCTTATTTGGTAATCAAAAAGGTGCGGGTACAACTAAAATATCAATCACAAAAGATAAGAGAAAAGTTAAAATCGCAACAAGAACAAAAATCTCTATTATGAAGAACCACATCAATGGTTTGGGATATGAAGATGGACGTATCTTGATTACATCACACGGATTTATGGCGGGACGAGAAGAAGGAGAAGAAAAGAAATCTCTCGAAGAGTACAAAAAAGAGTGTGGTGATTACATCAGTAAGATGTTAGGTGTTAATGTTACAGACATCGAAGACGTGGAAGTTGTAACAGAAGAAAGTGATCTATAATAAAATTTATTAATGTCTGTTTTACTTGTTGATGGTGACAATTTACTTACGATTGGTTTTTATGGTGTTAAGAATTACTTCTATAAAGGAACACATATTGGGGGAATATATCATTTTCTTAATACTCTTAGAAGGGCATTTGAGACGTATCATTTAGATAAAATTGTGGTATTTTGGGATGGACTTGACGGTTCACAAACCAGAAAGAAAATCTACATCCATTACAAGGAGAATAGAAAATCTAGACTTCGTTCTGAAGAAGAGATTAACTCATACGGATATCAAAGGGATAGGGTAAAACAATATTTAGAAGAACTTTTTGTTAGACAAGGAGAATATGAATATTGTGAAACTGACGATTGTATTGCATATTATTCACAAAATTCAAACAACGAGCCCAAGATAGTTTACTCATCTGATGGAGATTTAACTCAACTTGTTTCAGAAACTACACAAATATACAACCCGTCACACGGAAAAATATACAAACAAAACGATACGATTGTTTACGACCACGAAGAAATTTTAATTGAAAATGTTAAATTGGTTAAAATGATGTGCGGAGACTCTTCAGACAACATCGCAGGTATAAGAGGAATGGGAGTTAAGAGATTTTTATCACTTTTCCCCGAACTAAGAACTGAGCAAATTTCAATTGAACAAGTTAAAGACAAATGTAACGTCTTATTTGAACAAGATAAGACAAATAGGTTAGTAACTAATCTACTTACAGGTGTAACTAAGCATGGAGTTTTTGGAGATGAGTTCTTTGATGTAAACAGTCGTATTGTAAGTTTGGATGACCCGTTTCTTACCGATGAGGCAAAACAAAATATAGATTCATTAATTAATGAAAATTTAGACCCTGAGGGGAGGTCTTATAAAAATATCATGAAAATGATGATGGAAGATGGATTATTCAATGTGTTACCAAAATCGGATGATGCATGGATAAAATTTTTAAACCCATTTTTACGTCTCACAAGAAAGGAAAAAAATAAAAGAATAATAAAAATTAAAAACTATGAGTAATCAAGAAAACATTACTAAATTCGAATTCCTATTATCATTAGAGGGAAACATCATTGTCCAAAGATTTTTTAACGTTAAAGACCATTATGACCCGTCTAGAAGATCAATGGATTTACACTATTATGTAAAAAATATTTGTGATGATATTGCTGAAGATTTAAAAATAAAAAGTTCCAATTATCTATGTGAGAATGCAAATTTTATCTTGTCTTCTGACTATGTGGAAGATCCAAATGAGAAGGACAAAGAACATTTTTTATTGGAAATTAAATTGAATGAAGATGTATTTATTCAAAGAATATTCCCAGCATTTTACTACCATCCAAAGGTTAGATACACGGTGGATGTTCGACCAAGACTTAAGAGAATTTTGACAGATTTAACTGACATTTTATCATCTGATGAATTGGAGACAACGTATTTGAATTATGAACTATAAAATATATATATAAAATGGCAGAGAAGAATTTTGGTAATTTAGGATTTTCATTTCAACAATCACTTATTAAGTCAATAATCGAAAACAAGAAGTACGGAGAAACGATTATTGATGTTTTAGAAAGTAGATATTTTGATAATACATCCTTTAAATTTATCATGGAAAATATTAAAGAGTTATTCAAAACGTATAACACTATACCAAACTACGATACGGTTGCACAAAAGTTAATGGCCGAAGGTGGTAACGACTCAACAAAACATGTTGATACTCTTGAAGCTATTAAACAATTAGATGTTAATACAGAATATATACAAGATACCGCTCTTAATTTCTGTAAACAACAGAACTTAAAGAAGAAACTTAAAGACGTACATAACATTATTGATAATGGTGAATTTGAATCCTATAATAAGATTGAGGAAATCATACAAAAAGCGTTACAAATCGGTTTAATGAACGATGATGGAACGGATGTATTTGAGGACATTGATTTAGCCTTAGAAAAGGACAATAGACTTCCAATTGCGACGGGTATTGTTGGAATCGACAACTTGTTAGATGGTGGACTTGGAAGAGGAGAATTGGGTATTGTATTAGCTCCTACGGGTACTGGTAAGACTACCTTACTCACTAAAATGGCTAACACAGCATATAACCAAGGATATAATGTTTTACAAGTGTTTTTTGAAGATAATCCAGGTAATATTAAAAGAAAACACTATACCATATGGTCAGGTGTTGCACCTAAAGACCAACCAGAAAACGCTGAAGAGGTAAAAATAAAGGTTAAAGAAGCTGAAGTACAATCTAAAGGTGGAATTAAACTTTTAAAATTAGCGAGTGATAATGTAACAATATCTGAAATTAAAAATAAAGTTAGAAAATTAATTTCTGACGGATTTAAAATAGATTTACTACTCATTGATTATGTTGATTGTATTTCCCCTGAAAGAAGTATTAATGGAGAAGAATGGAAAGGAGAGGGTTCTATTATGAGAAGTTTAGAATCAATGACTGGTGAATTCGATATTGCAATATGGACGGCAACACAAGGTAATAGAGAATCAATTTCATCCGAAGTTGTTAATAGTGACCAAATGGGTGGGTCTATTAAGAAAGCACAAATTGCACACGTAATTGTTTCAATTGCTAAAACACTTGAACAAAAAGAAAATAACTTAGCGACATTAACTTTACTTAAATCACGTATTGGTAGAGACGGTGTTATATTTCAAAACTGTAAGTTCAATAATGAATATCTTGTTATTGATACCGACACACAGAATACTCTTCTTGGATTTGAAGAACAAAAAGTACAAGAGAGAGCAACTAGAGCGGCAGATGTCTACAAAAGGACACAAGAAAGAAAGGCAGGTTTAGTAGTTAAAAATTAAAAAAAATCAAAATGACTGAAAAAATATTACAAGACAATCCAGGGAGATTTGTCGTTTTCCCTATCGAACACCATGACCTATGGAAGTTCTATAAACAATCTGAAGCGTCTTTTTGGACAGCTGAAGAAATTGATTTAGGACAAGATGTTTCTGATTGGGAAAATAAACTAAATGCTGACGAACAACATTTCGTAAAACACGTACTTGCATTTTTTGCGGCATCCGATGGTATTGTAAATGAAAATTTGGCAATAAACTTCTTAAACGAAGTTCAATATACTGAAGCTAAGTTTTTCTACGGATTTCAAATTATGATGGAGAATATCCATAGTGAAACATATTCACTTTTAATTGACACATTGGTTAAAGACAAAGATGAACAACATTTCCTATTTAATGCAATTGATACAATTCCTGCTGTTAAAAAGAAAGCTGATTGGGCGTTAAAATGGATTAACTCAGAGTCGTTTGTTGATAGATTAATTGCATTTGCTGCGGTTGAAGGTATCTTCTTTTCAGGTTCATTCTGTTCAATTTTTTGGTTAAAGAAAAGAGGGTTATTACCCGGACTTACATTTTCAAATGAATTGATATCTCGTGATGAGGGTATGCATTGTGATTTTGCTTGTCATATCTATAATCAACATATTCAAAATAAAGTAAAACCTGAAAGAATTAAAGAAATCATATGTGGAGCTTTAGAGATTGAAAAAGAATTTATACTTGAGGCATTACCAGTTCGTTTAATTGGTATGAACTCAGATTTAATGTCACAATATCTTGAATTTGTAACTGATAGATTATTAATTGCCTTAGGGGTGTCTAAAGTTTATAACTCAGAAAATCCATTTGATTTTATGCAAAACATTGCATTACAGGGTAAAACAAATTTCTTTGAGAAAAGAGTTGCCGAGTATCAAAAAGTTGGTGTGAATAAAACAAACGAATCTGAAGATTTAGATTCTGCATTTGGTGATGTTGATTTTTAAAATTAGAAAATAAAAATGAAAGTAAAAAAAAGAGACGGTTCCTTAGAGGAGATGAGATACGATAAGATTACAAGAAGAATAAGTGTATTTTGTAGTGATTTAAATTTAGAATACATAGACCCAACCTACGTTACTTTAAAAGTTACACAAGGAATATATGATGGAATTTCTACAACTGAATTAGATGTTCTTGCTGCAGAAACTGCAGCAGCGATGGCCACAACACATCCTGATTATTCAAAATTAGCAGGAAGACTTGCTGTTTCTAATTTACATAAAACAACTCATAAGAAATTTTCACAATGTATTAAAGAACTATATTCTTTTACCGAACCAAAAACAGGTAAAGAATCTTCTTTAATTAATGAAAGAGTTTATGAATTTGTAATGGCAAATAAAGAATCGATAGATGGGGCAATTCATTTAGAGAGAGATTTAGATTTTGATTATTTTGGTTTTAAAACATTAGAACGTTCATATCTA